AGTCAATTCGACCAACCCCGCCGTGCGCGACCGCCTGAATGCGGTCAATGCCTTGATCTTGAACGATCGGGGCGTGCGCCGGCTCAAAGTCAACACCCGTCTTTGCCCGGTCTACACCGAGGCGCTCGAGCAGCAACCGTACGACAAGAACGGCGAGCCTGACAAGAAGACGGGCCATGACCACGTGAACGACGCCGGCGGCTATCCGCTGGTGAAACTCTGGCCGATCATCAGGCGCAAAACTACGGTTGAGCCGCTGGCCCTATAACCGAATCCCCGCATGAGCGACGTCCGCACCCCATCGAAGGCCGTGTCCGCCATGGCCGAAGACTGGCCGCTGATCGATGCCCTCATGGGCGGCACATCGGCCATGCGCAAGGCGGGCGTGCGCTATCTACCGAAGTGGCCGAACGAGCAGGATGACGCCTACAAAAACCGCTTGGCCACGGCGACGCTGTTCCCGGCGTTTTCGCGCACGGTCGAGGTACTGACCGGCAAGCCGTTCGCCAAGCCGCTGACGTTCAGCGATGACGTACCGGAGCGAATCCTTGAATGGTCGGAGGACATCGACCTGCAGGGCCGCAACCTGCACAGCTTCGCCGACAGTCTCTGTATGGAGGCATTGGCGCGCGGTGTGGGCGGCATTCTGGTCGATTTCCCCCAGACGCGGGACAAGAGCGGCCGCCTGAAGTACAAGACGCTCGCCGACGAGATCAAGGCCGGCGTGCGGCCGTACTTTGTGCAGATCCACGCCGGCAACATCCTTGGGTGGCGCTCGAAGCGCATCAACGGCGTGGAAACCCTCACCCAGCTGCGCTTGCTGGAAACCATCGTCGAGGAAGACGGCGAATTCGGCGAGAAGGAAATCGAGCAGGTCCGGGTGCTCTATCCGGGCCGCTGGGAGGTATGGCGCAAGTCGGAGAAATCGCTCGACGCAACAAAGCCGGATTGGCTCCTGCACGACAAGGGCGTCGTCAGCCTGCCGCGCATCCCGTTCGTGCCGTTCTACGGCAAGCGCACGGGCTTCATGACCGGCGTGCCGCCGCTCGCTGAGCTGGCGCACATGAACGTCGAGCACTGGCAGTCGAAAAGCGACCAGCAGACGATCCTGCACGTCGCGCGTGTGCCTATCCTGTTCGCCAAGATGCTCGGCGACAACGCCATCACGGTCGGGGGTTCGAAAGCCGTCAAATGCGATGATCCCGACGGCGATCTGCGCTTTGTCGAGCATACCGGCGCGGCGATCGAGTCTGGGCGCCTATCGCTGCTCGACCTCGAAGATCGCATGCGACAAGTTGGCGCCGAGTTGCTTGTCATCAAGCCCGGCAATACCAGCATCACGCAGACGCGGGCCGACAACGAGCCAGGCACCTGCGCGCTGCAGCGGATCGTCCAGAGCCTGGAAGACAGCCTAGACGGTGCCTTGCAACTGGCCGCCGAGTGGGTCAAGTTGAAGCAGGGCGGCCACGTCCAGATCTTCCAAGACTTCGGCGTCGCCTCGCTGGCTGAAGCCTCGCTCGAGCTACTGCGCGACATGAACGTCGACGGCACTTTGTCCGACGAAACCCTGTTCAACGAAACGCAGCGCCGCGGCGTCATCAGCCCGGAGTTGGACTTCGCGGGAGAGCAGGCGCGCATCAAAAACAACCGTCCCAAGCCCGGGGCGCCACAGATCAACGATTGAGCGGCCACGCGCCGCACCGATTAACCAAGGCCGCAGCTAACCCCTGCGGTCTTTTTCGTGCCCAGACGGCGGATGCCAGAGGGCGACCGCGGCGGATGCCGCACAGGAACACAGGGCGGATGCCCGGAGTAAGCCACCATGCCATTCAAGTACGACGCTGAAGGTCACATCGTTCTGCAGGAAGTCAACGGTCAGAAGCTGCCCGTGTTCGTTCACCCCGACGGCAAAGAAGCGCCGTTCGACGGTGATGGCACTGTCGCCACGATCGGCCGGCTGAACGGCGAGGCCAAGACGCACCGCGAAGCGAAAGAAGCTGCTGAAGCAGCGCTGAAACCGTTCAAGGACGCCGGTTTGACCGATGCGGCCGCCGCGGCCAAGGCGCTGACGATCGTCAAGAACCTGGACGACAAGAAGCTGGTGGATGCCGGCGAAGTCGAGCGGGTGAAGGCCGAAGCCATCAAGGCTGTCGAAGAGAAGTACGCCCCGGTTACCAAGGAGCGTGACGACCTTCAGGCTGCCCTGGTGCAGGAAAAGGTCGGCGGTAGTTTCGCGCGCTCGAAGATGATCGCGGAGAAGTTGGCCATCCCGGCCGACCTCGTACAGGCCCGTTTCGGTGACGCGTTCAAGGTCGAAAACGGCAATGTCGTCGCGTACGACAAGTCCGGCAACAAGATCTTCAGCCGCACCAACCCGGGCGAACTGGCGTCCTTCGACGAGGCGTTGGAAGTGCTCATCGAGCACTATCCCCATCGGGAAAGCATTCTGAAGGGGTCCGGCGCGAGCGGCGGCGGCGCAGGCGGCAATGGCGGTGGCAACGGCGGGCGCACGATGTCGCGCGCTCAGTTCGATGGTCTGTCGCCCATGGATCAAGCCAAAGCGGCGCGAGACCCGAACGTAACCATCACGGACTGAACGTCCTCCCATCGAAATGCAAGCCACCTTCGGGTGGCTTTTTTCATTTGAGGGTCTGCCCACATGAAAAGCTTCATCTCCAAGATCCGCGTTCTGACGATCGCGGCCATCGCCTTCGTTGTGGCGATCTACCCCATGGCCACCATGGCCAAGGTGGCTGCCCGCCTGTATGAGATGGTGGTGGATGCAGTCCAGCGACCGCTGCAGGGCGGCATGATTGCTGGCTCAAACACGCTGACCGGCCTCATTCCCACCCTGTACGAGGCGCTGGACGTTGTCTCGCGCGAAATGGTCGGCATGATTCCGGCGGTTTCCCGCAACAGCAGCGGCGCACGCGCGGCGCTCAACGAGTCGATTCTGATTCCGATCACGCCGCCCAGCACGATGGCCGATAACACTCCGGCCGTGACGGCGCCGAACACTGGTGATCAGAACATCGGCAACGTGGCGATGACCATCAGCAAGTCGAAGCATGTGCCGATCCGCTGGAGTGGTGAAGAACAGCGAGGCATGAACAACGCTGGCACCTACGGCAAAGTCCTCGTGGAGCAGTTCACGCAGGCGTTCCGCACGCTGGGCAATGCGATCGAAGTGGATCTGTTCACGACCGCATACCAGAACGCCTCGCGCGCCTACGGCACCGCAGGTACCGCGCCGTTTGGCACTGCTGGCGACCTGTCGGACATCGCTCAGGTTCGCAAAATCCTCGACGACAACGGTGCTCCCCAAACCGACCTGCAGCTGGCACTCGGTTCCGCTGGCATCGCCAACCTGCGCGGCAAGCAGAACGTGCTGTTCAAGGTGAACGAAGCTGGCACCGATGACCTGCTGCGTCGCGGCATGATCGGCGAGTTGGAAGGCATGGCTATCCGCAATTCGGCAGCCATCAAGGCCGTCACGAAGGGTACCGGCGCTAGCTACACGACCGATACCGCTGGCTACGCGATTGGCGCGACCCAGATCAACCTGATCACCGGTACCGGCACCGTGCTGGCCGGTGACTCGGTGACTTTCGCGGGCGACGCCAACAAGTACGTGGTCGCAACCGGCGTTTCCGCTCCGGGCCAGATCACGCTCGCCGCCCCGGGCCTGTTGCAAGCGATTCCGGCGTCCGCAACGGCAATGACCGTCGGCGCCACCGCCACTCCGAACTTGGCCTTCAGCAAGTCGGCGATTCAGCTCATCACGCGCTCGCCGCAGATGCCGATCGGCCCGGATGGCAAGGCCATGGATATGGCGGATGACGTCATGCAAATCACCGATCCGGTGACGGGCATCGTGTTCGACATCGCCGTGTACCGCCAATTCATGCAGTTGGTCTACCACGTCCGTCTGGCGTGGGGTACGCAGGCGATCAAGCAGAACCACATCGCCACGCTGCTGGGCTAAACCGACGCGGGCGGCGCTGTCTGGCCGCCCGTTTCGCTCTTGGAGTGAGCATGGAACTGAAAACCGTGAAAATCGTCTCGCCCGTGACCGACGAGAACCCGCTGGGTTACATCGTCATCAACGAGACGGATCTGACGAAAGACCATGAGGTCTTCGACGAGGAAGGCGCCAAGAAGGCGGACAAGTCGCTCAGCGTCGCCGAATTGAAGGCAGCGCTGGAAGAAAAGGGCGTCAAGGTGCCGGAAGGCGCCAAGAAGGCGGAACTGCAGGCCCTGCTGGACGAAGCAAACAAGGCTTAAAGCATGCTCACCGATGCCCAACTGACCGACGTGCGGCGCTTCATGGGCTACCCGCTGGCCGGCACCACGATGCAGATCACGAACGATCAGGACATCGTCTACGGTCGGTTTGGCATGGTGATCATGTCGCTGCACCAGCGTTTGACGACGCTGTCCGCGAGCGAAGAGTCGGTGCTGATCAACACGTACCTGACGAACCTCTACACGCTCGAGTCGGCGATCCCGACCACGAGCGACAACCTCGACACTGACGCGGCAGCGGTGTGGAAGCACAACCCGAACGAGCAGCGGGACCGCGATCGGTTGTTCGATTCGTGGCGCCGCCGGCTGTGCGAGTTCATCGGCTTCGCGCCAGGCCCGATCCTGGGAAACGGCGGTATCAGCGTGACGAGGGCCTGACATGACAGTGATCTGCTGGGACGGCAAAACGCTTGCGGCCGACAAGCGCGCAACGTCTGTCGGCCTGGCGCGCACCGTCACCAAAGTTCAGCGCCACGGCGATGTGCTGCTCGCGATGACCGGCGACTGGGATGTCGCAGCAGAGATGCGCGAGTGGTTCAAGGCTGGCGCGGTACCGCGCGAATTTCCGGCCAAGGCCCGCGAAGACAACGCGTCCTTGATCGTTGTCGGCCGCGGCAGCCTTGCGGTGTACAGCACAGGGCCATTCCCGATCCCGATTGAATCTGAAAAGGCGGCTTTTGGCTCCGGCCGCGACTTTGCGGAGGCGGCGATGTATCTCGGCTGCACTGCGGTCGAAGCTGTGTCGGTGGCGTGCCACTTTCAGGCGGACTGCGGGAACGGCATCGACGCGCTGACGCTCGACTGAGGAAAATCAGATGAACGCAGCCAAGTTGCAGGCCAAGATCTACGCCGGCTACAGCAAGGCAGCGCTGCGCATCGGCTACGTCTACGACGTGTACCGCCCGGCGAGCGCGGCCAACCCGCTGACCAACAAGGTCGCCAGCCTGAATGCCTCGTTCAACGCCCAGGACTGGACGTACACGAAGCCGAACCTGCCGGATAAGCCGTTCTGGTACTGCCTGATTGATGGCCGCCAGACGCATGTCGGCGACTACCTGCAGCGCGGCAGCAGCCTGCATTTCATCGCCGGGATG